AAGGTGGTTAAGCACATCAAGGATGTCGATACGTGTAAGCAACTGACCTGCACGATCATTCATCAAGTCACAGATACGTTGGAATGCTACAGTAACAGTGGCATCGCCTGAGCTAATCCAACCGTAACCCTTGAGGCGTTCACCTGCTGCACGAACCTCAGTGAAGTCCAAGACTAGTACGTCTACAGCATCCTTCATAGCAAACAGTTTACCTGCTGACTTAGCCCATGCCTCAGCACTATCACCAATCTTGAGGTGGTATGTCTTCTTGCCGTCTTCGTCTACAGATGTCCATGACTGGTTGCTAGGACAGCCCTTGGCTTCACCCAAGACCTTAGCAGAACGAATGATCTTTACGTCTACCTTCTTAGCAAAGCCATTTAGTGTACCGACAACAGGCTCGAAGCCTACGCCACACCCTTGAAGCAGCAACCACATAGCATCTACGATATCATGTACAGTCTCAACACGACCAAAGGAACAGTTGAACTGGGATGCTTCACGTGTCTTAGACACCTGTGTACCGCCCAGCCACAGTGTACGGCCTGATACAGTAGCTTTACGCTCCATCATAAGGGTACGTAGCTTATCAAGTTCAACGATCTCTAGCATGTCTAGGGTGTTGCCCTTGGCACGTTCCCAGAGCCACTTCTGGTGATCAACAACACGATCTACTGTCTCACCCCACGTCTCGAAGGTGCCATCCTCTTTAGGACGGTTATATGTGCGCCGTGTCACCACATTGGCACGAGTAGAAAACTCTTGGTAGTTCTTAGTCATCGCTTGTCTCCGCTTCCTTTAAGTGTGCCACGATCTTTGCGGCCATTTAGTTTTTCCATATTAAGCTCTGCTACTTTCTTCAAGCTACCACCAAAGATGTGAGAGGTAACTGTCAGGTAGTACAATACATCGCCTAGCTCATTTAGAATGTCTTCATTAGTAAATCTAGTCTTATCTCTATAAACTTTCTTTACTTTCTCAGCTACCTCACCAGCCTCTCCTACAAGGCCTAAGACGTTCTCGAATAGCCTATCAGTGCCTTCTGTCATAACAAGTGTCTCAGCCCAGTCACTGTAGAACTGCATCTGGTCTTTTGAGGCTTCTTGGTTCTCAAACATATCAAAGTAACCCATAGCCTTCAAATCTTCTCCGCTAATCATAATCTTTCCTTCACTATTAGATTATCAATCTCTACATCATCTACGTCATACATAATATCTGTAATCAGATCATGTATGTCAGACTCGTGTGCATCTTCATACGAAGACAGGATATTGTTAGACTTATCCACCTTCAAAACAAACATGACATTGAACTTTTTATGACTCATCCTTCTTTCTCCTGTAATGCTTCGTTCATCTTACGCAGGTAGTATGCCGCCTTATGCATATCTTCTAAAGGCTTCTGCTTGTATTTATAACGATGTTGATACTTAATCAAGTTACCGTGACAGTAAGCAATGAAACCATCTAGCCCCAGCACCTGCTTGATATACTCAATACACTCGATTCCACCAGAATTATAGTGCGCTGGGCGTTCTACTGGATCGTATTCACTCATGCTGAACCTACTGTTTTTGTTTTGGCATTCAAAGTTAGGACATTGCCTTCCTTTTTGTACACAGGCTTTGTATCTTCTTCCATATTAGCCATAACCTCTTCGTATTGATCTGGGAATAGCTGCTTAGCAATCTCAGTCATAGATGGGTATAGTTCTTCAATGAAGTCTGGATACTCGTCGTTATACATAAATGCAGCCGACATAAGCATAGCTGCCTGAAGCATCTCTGCGCCAGCCATACCATTTGGTACTTCTTGAGAGATAACTATCCCTGTACTGATGATATTATTCCACTCGCCATCCTCACCGTACTCTGGCTTGATGATGATAGCTACTTCATCGTCGTTAAGAGTGTAGCCCATTAGATCTTCCTTTTTGTCTTTAGCGAAATCTTACTTGTATTACAGCGTGATCCAGGCTCTGTCAACCAACTCTCTGGTATTACCCTATGCGACCACTTATACCCATGCTTCTCACACCACTCAAAGTATCTAGACTTAGCTCCCTTATTGAGAGGTGCTTTAGCATTCCAGAACACGAAGCGGATATCTAGCTCTGGGTGCTGCTCCTTGACTGCTAAATGCTTACGGCGGTCATCAGCGTCGAAGTAGCCTTTGGTTTCAATTAAGATGCCATTATCTAACTCGAAGTCTGGTGTATAAGTTCTGTATCTAAGATCCTCCCATTCAATCTTTAGAAGCTCATATTTAACTTCTATCTGTCTCTCTGACAAAAACGCAACGGCCTCATCTTCAAGGCCGCTGCGATAGCTACTAGATATATGTCTTGCTCTTCTAGCCATTAAGTATCTTCCGCTAAATAGATGTAGTCTACCATTGGCGGGTTCTTAGCCTTAGAGTTTGGCGATGGGATGGTCTGTAGTGTAGGCCAACATTTGTGCTTGAAGGCACAGAAACCACATTCGACACCAAGCTTTGTATTGCCAGTCTCTTTGCGATAGAACGTCTCTTTGATAGGCTCAAAGCAACGCTCGAATGGTTCGTCGTTGTCGATGTAATCTGTAAGCTCTTCAATCTGTTTCAGAACAGCTTCTTTGTCTACACCGTCAGCAGCAACATACTTAAACTCGCCATTAGCTTTGTTGACTACCCACCAGCCGCCAACCTCTTTACCTGCGCCCTCTGCGTACCCTACAAGCTGTGGGATGTAGCCGAAGCTGTCACCTGTAGCTAAGGCATCAAAGGATGCAAACTTGTTTTGATAAGACCACGGAGACGCAGACTTAACGTCATCCACCTTACCATCCAAGATCATGTCATACTCACCACGGATTTCTTTACCGTTGGCTAACTTGAGTGTGACGTAATCATTGTCTGTAAACTCCACATTTGCTGCTCTCATAATACCCTTGAACACTGCTTCAACAATGTCACCGAGGATCATATTCATCAGGAAGTGTGGCGGGAAAGGTGTCTTACCCTCTGGTTCATTCTTGTCATACCATAGCTGGCACTTAGGGCGACCAATGTTAGACATACGTAAGCGGAATGCGTCACGAGGACCACTATCAAACTGCTTAAACAACGCTGCCTTAACGTCGGAGGCGACCTTATCAGCCACCTCCTCTGTCATTGTAGTCTCACCTGCCATAGCTCTTTGCAAGAATGTAAAGATTGCTAGTTCTGCAGGGTGATTCATTAGTCTGCGTCCACATCAATGATAGAGCCAACAAGAGCGGCGTCTTCAGCGCTCATGCTGCGGTCAGAGCGTTCATGGTGCATGTCCATGATCTTACCGTTGCTGTACTCAATGAAGCCCAAGAAGTCTTTAAGCGTCTCATTGTCTCCGTCAGACAGTTCAACCGTATCACCTACAGCAGACTTGATGATACCATACGTAGCACCTGTTGGGATGCTGGCCTCTTCACCAGTCAAGGTAAGTGTAGACATGATAGGCAGCAGGTTCTTACGAGCAAGAACAGCAAGAGAAGCGTCAATAGCCTTCAAGCTGTCACGGTTCTTAACATCCATTACGAATGGCAGGTTCTCGTACTTACCAGAGATGTCTTCACCCTTTTCGTTCTTAGGCTCAGCAATAGTGACCACACCCATATACATCTTTACACGCTTAACAGAGCGCATAACTTCTTTAACTGCATCAGACAGGGCATTGAAGTCTTCGATGTAACCGCTTGGACGACCCAAGTTAAAGCCACCAATACTGTCCTGCATATCACCATTGAGATTGTTGCCCATGACAGACTTTTCCATCTCATTAGTACCAGAGTTCCAGCGTTGCCACTGTTGGCGCTGGGCGAAGATACGAATGGAGATATTCTCTGCATAGATAACATCGTCACCCATCGTGATCTTGTAAGATCCTACAGGGATAACGTCTGTCTTGATCTTCTTGCCGCCTACGTCAATCTCACCTTTAAGTGCAGTGCTGACTACGTTGATACGTGCAATGGATGGGCCATTCTGTTTACCAGATGATTCTGATACCCCCATCAACTCTGCGAGAGACTTACCACGATCTGCGGCTACTGTTAGTTGATTACTCATTTTATTCTCCATGAGATTTGTGTTAAAGAGTCTAAGTTATACCATCAAGCGTCTTTTACGTCAAGCCAATTAGGCCCGATCTTTGACTCTAGCAGTAATGGTACGTTCATTACAACATCATAGGCTTTCTCTATGAGGTCGTTCAATCCTGTGTTCATATCGTCAATAATCTGTAGCACGATCTCCTTCTCCTCTGGATGAACATCTACAACTGTCGAGTCATGTACTGTGTTTACAAGACAAGAGTGTAGACCTTTCAACCGCTCCTCTAGTTCGATCAATACACAAGGCACAACGTCTCCTGTTGCGAAGCCTTGCACTGGGTAGTTCTTGATCATGGTGAAGTGTGAAACGCCACCACGAGCATTACGTTTAACATCTGGGAATGCATACTGCCGCCCAGACTTACTGGTAATCTTGTTGAAGCGTACTGCTTCGTCTGCCAAGCTCTTGTGCCAAGCAGCTACACCCTCGTACTTCTCGTTGAAGTGGATGTAGTAGGCCTCTTCCGCTTTACTCCTGCCATAACCTGTAGCCCCGAAGAGTGGAGCAAAGGTATGCTCTTTAGCAGCCTGACGTGTAGTGGGCTGTCCTGCATCTGTGATAACCTGTGCAGTGTAGCTGTGAACATCAAAGCCGTTTGCAATCTCTGCAATAGCTACAGGATCTTGTGATAGGAATGCAGCAGTACGAAACTCTAGCTGTGCAAAGTCAGCCTCTAGGATGTGACCGCCCTCCCAGCGAGATACAAACACACGCTTAACTGGGAATGTACCGCCACGAGGCATGTTCTGCATGTTAGGGTTACGACCACTGAAGCGTCCAGTAGCAGTGATGTGCTGTGTCAGACCTACATGTAAGTAGCCGTCTTTCTTGGTGAAGGTGTCAATGCCTTCGACGAATGAAGATAGGTAGCTGCTAACAGCAGACAGACGCTTGAGGTCAGTAAGAAAGCTGATTGCTTCTTCCATACCTTTTGTCTTAGCCGTACCAATGAGTACATCTAGGTTGTCCTTTCCTGTGCTGAAGCCATTAGCACTGACCCACTTCTTAGTAGGGGCAGCAAATGCTAGACCAGCCAATATGTTTGTGTTCTTTAGCTGATACCCACGGGCCTCACAGTCCTTGCACTTGTTTGGGCGAGAGAACTTTGTGCCATCCTTCTTGATCTTAAACACCTTGCCTTGACCCTTACACTCTGGGCATGTGAAAGCTTTTGTTCTACGGATCAATGTGCTGTTAGCTTCTACAGCCTGTGTGAACTCCTTCTTGTCGTTAGCATACTCGAATAGATTTGCCCATTCTTTCTTGTTGTTAATCTTACGAGAGAAAACTACCTGAGACATCTGCTCTGGTGAGTTGAGGTTGATAGGTGTGTCACCCATGATTTCACGCACCTTGTGTTGCAGTCTATCTTCGATGTCTGCCTTCTCTTGCTCAAACTCTTTACGCACTGCATCAAGGGCAACACGATCAACCTTGAAACCTGCCATATACATACGTGTAAGCGTCTTGCAGGTGTCAAACGTGACAGCCTTAACCTTGGCTAACGACTGTGCCTCTGGCTCACTATAGTCAGATTCAATATCGTGAAACAATTCTCGTGTCGTATCTAGGTCAGACTGAAGGTAATACGTCAGCTCCTTGAGTGGGATCTCGTTGGTGTTGTATCCATCCTTGAAGTACTTCTTGAGAGTGTCATCCTTTTGCGATGTTAGCTGTCTGCGCTGGGCGCACCCGTCTAGACTGAGGCTGTCCTTCTGGCCTCGCAATAGAATGTATTCTGCTAACATTGTGTCATATATGTCACAGTCATACTTAAAACCACACTCCCACAACCACATAAGATCGTGCTGAGCATTATGCATGATCAGAAGTGTAGTCATATCTAGAATGTCTTGGATCAGTTTACGCCCAGCGCCACTGGTATCCTTAGCTTCTACGTGATCAATGTTAACAATGAAGGTCTCTTCAGCATTATCCGCATTCTGCATACCAACCTGCACAAGGAAGTTACCCTCCTCATACGGATCAAGATGCCACTTGTCGTTACGCATCTGCGTAGTGTTCTCAACGTCTAATACCAGTCTCATCCATCTCTCCTCTAAGCGCTATATAGTGATCGGCCACCGTCAAGCTCACAGTGTACGACACCGTGCCAACCGCCTTTAAGCTTATTCTTTGCGATGTTCAAGTGCCGCTGTGTGTCTTGCTCATCTGCACCTTCAACTACTGGGTTCTTACTGATCAACACCATCAGGTCAGCTTCGGCAGCTT